ATGTTAAATAAGAAGCTTTCTTACAAATATACCATGAAAGACGGCATTTCTCGCACTTTTACATACACCAGATATGCAGACGATATCACCATCAGCTGCTATTTGAGTTTTGACCCGATGGAAATGCAGGATATTATCAAAGAGACGTTGGACGCAATCAATGCTCCGTTTACTTTGAATGAAGAAAAAACGCATTATGGTAATCGGCATTCGAGCGAAAACTGGATGCTCGGTCTGATGTGGAACGCCAATAACGATATCACAGTCGGATGGCGCAATTTTAAGGACTTCAAGAAGATGGCATCTAATTACATCGTCTGCAAGAAAGAAGGAAAAACGTGGGATCTTGAAGACCTGCAGCAGTTTAATGGCAGGTTGAATTACTACCGTATGGTAGAAAAAGAAGCGGTCGACACGGTGATCTCTCGGTACAACGAAAAATATCGTGTTGATATGATGGCAATGCTCAAAGCTGACTTAAAACCAAAAGAAGGAGTTGTTTTCTAATGATTGAAATGATGTGTAGAGATGGCGGCACTCCAGTTGAATTGCTCGATCAAGCGGCAAGTGTCGTAGAGGAATCCATCGGGTGTCCAGTTGACCTGTTGGATATCGACGATCACAGAGCAATGGTCTATTGGGGGCCGTCTGATGTTGCAAGCGCAATCAAGGAGCTTGGCATCAAAGAAATCGACGCAGAGGATATGAGTTTATGTGCAGATCTCTTGTGCGATTTTGAAGTGAATATTCATCAGGCAATGCTTGAGGCCGGACACGACGCTCTACAGAGCTGTTTGGAATGTCTTGTTGATGAACTGCGAAAACAGGACAAAGAATCCAAGTAATTATATATTGTAATCTCTTTTGAATATCGGACGTTTTACGTCGCGAGCTGCCGGATGACCGACAGTTATGAAGAATACCATAGCACGCTCATACGGGCTCCATGGGCTGCCTGGGGTTGGCAGCCACGCCCTCCTGAGCTATTGATCAAATTAGTTCGCAAGGGCGGAGTCTCCGTTCTGCAGCCTAATCCCAGCAGAGCTGGAGATCGCGGCTGCAATCACTGCGACTCATTGGCCATCAGAACATTTACTCGACAATGCTTCCGGGATCAAAGATCCCTCCAAATTATCTCGCAAATGTTCTTCTAGCCAACTGTTACTCACAATTTAGAAAAGAGATTGATTATGGATTACAAATATAAAGTTGGACAAAAAGTAAGAATTCGGAAAGACTTGACAGCCGGCGCAGAATATCCAATGCAAAGCGGAAGTCGTTGCGGTTGGGACCCGGGAGTAGCTGAGGATATGGAAAAATACCGAGGGCAAATTATGACAATTGATTATATTAAAGGCTATTATACCCTCTGCGAAGATAATAGATCGTGGTCGTGGAGCGACACAATGTTCGAAACACAAAAGCGGCTTACATGTAAAAGTCTTTTGTAAAGGAGTGAATTTTAATGGCAGAAACCGCAAAGAAAGTGGTACAAAAAACCATTCTTTTCCCAGTTGAAGATCAGCCTGCAAAACTCGTCGTTACAGAGGACGATATTGAACGAATTATTCAGCAGGCAGTAAAAAGTGCCACTGCAACGAAAAAAGCACGGAGACCTCGTCGGACGGACAGTCTTTATCTCAAGGATGGGCGCAGAAAACCAACCCCGGCAGATCCCATCAAGTCAAAGGAAGATTTCAAGAAGATTGTTGATTACCTTGGGTCTAACGGACCTGAAGAAATCGCGCTTAGAAATAAAACGATGTTCATTCTCGGTTGTTCAATTGGTGTTCGATGCGGCGATTTGTTGAAGCTTAAAACGGCTGATGTTTATTATGAGAACGCTCATGTAAAAGATCATGTTGAGCTGATCGAGCAGAAGACCGGCAAGCGAAACGTGTGTAAAATTTCTCATATGGCAAAAGAAGCTTTAAGAGAATATTATCAGGCAATTAGTTTTCGAATTGACCGTGACACGCTTCTTTTTCAGAGCAAGAAAGGTGGACAGCTTAACGTTAGATCGGTGAGCAACCTTTTGAAGAAAGCTGGTAAGGCGTGTGGTTTGGACATTGAACTATCCACTCATAGTATGCGTAAAACTTATGCCATGGCAGCATTACAGAGCGCAGAGGGTACAGTTGATGGAGCGAACATCTTGAATATTCTTCAAACAAAATTTAATCACAGCGACCAACGTATTACGATGAGATATATCAAAATGGATCAGGAAAAACTTGATGAAGTCGCTGAGAATGTTTCCGACTGGTTTGAAGGAGAATAAACTATGAACTATAAGTTTAAACCCGGAGATAAAGTGACGGTTAGAAAAGATTTATCAGATCGTAAAATATACAAGATGTTGTCAGGAGAAACTCCATATGATGACATTATTGCTATTCATTCTATGGAAAATCTTCGAGGAAAACAAGTAACAATCGAGAGTTATGATTGTTGTGGGAATGTAATGTGTTACAGGGTAAAAGAAAGCTCCAGATATTGGACAGATGAAATGTTCGAAGAATCTAAAAAACCGTTTACATGTAAAAGTCTATTATGAAAAGAGGTAAAAGAACGTGTCGAAAAGCAAATACAAATATAAAAATGGAGAAGCAATTCGCGTCAGGGAAGACCTTCAATCTGGAACAGTTTATTATATGAGATCTGGTCCAGAACCGGATACCAATGGCATTGAGACGTCATGGAGCGGACGCGGACAAGTAGGTTATCGTGGACAAATTGTACATATTTCTCATAAAGCAAACGGTCGATACAAAATTCTTGAAGACGGAAAAACATATTATTACACAGATGAAATGTTTGATCGTCCAAAGAACTTGATTTGCAAAAGTTTATTGTGAGGGTTAGAAATGGAATGCAAGTATAAACCCGGCGACAAAGTTAGAGTCCGCCAAGATCTTCATAAGTTCGGAAGTTACAAAATGGTAAGTGGAACAATGCCAGGATGTAATCTAAGAGTTAGTAATTCTATGTGTAGTTACGCCGGCAAGATTGCAACCGTTTCAGACTGCGGCATTGCATATGTTTTAGAAGGGTTTGGTGGTTGGGCATGGAGCGATGAAATGCTTGAACCAGTTAAGCCGCTATGTTGCAAATCATTGTTGTGAGGTGATTGTATGAATGAAATCTGGTGCGTGATCGAGTGCAGTTCAGATGGCGAAATCTTTCATCCTGATTTCTTTACTTCAAAGGAAGAAGCGGCTGCATTTATTGAGGAAGAGACAAAAGAATGTCTTTTCAATATGGCAGATTTACCCGGGGCTGATAGAATGACCGATATCGTTGACGGGGAACCGACTGGCGAGGTATGGACGGATAAATACAGTTGGGTTTGGCATAGTTTTGAAGTTACAAATAAAATTGAAAAATTAAAGGAGAATAATAACAATGTCTGATTTCAAGAAATTTCGTGCGCTGCTGCAGGACCACTTCAATGAGATGGTAAAGAGTGAGAATCCCCTGTTTGTCACTGACGCTGACGAGGATGAACTGTACAATCTGTATCTTGACAGCTTCCCGGCTGGCACGAATGAGCTGTTCCGTAAGCGGCGCGAGTACGATTGTTCCTGCTGCCGCCGTTTTGTAAAGAATATCGGCAAGCTGGTGGCGTTTGACAAGAATTATAATTTGATTTCCATCTGGGATTTCGATGCAAAGTCTGCCAAATATCAGCCTGTTGTTGATGCACTGGCCGCCTATGTAAAGAGCCGCGCCATTGTGAATCCGTACTTTGTCAGTCGCAATATGATCGGTTCTGGGGACATGTTCGGCACCGAGATGAACTACGAGTACGATGAAAACCACAAGGATGTACATACTTGGGATCATTTCGCAGTAAAGATTCCGCAGCGTTTTATTACCAGTGGAGATGACGTAGCTACCAAGATGGCACAGTGGCGTGACTCCGCAAACGTGTTTAAGCGTTCTCTGGAAGAGCTAACCATGGAGGCTGTTGATACTGTGCTAGAGCTGATTGCTCAGAATAGTCTGTATCGCGGCAAGGAGTTTGAGCGGTCTGTAAAGGAGTTTAAGCACGATAAGATTGATTATGACAAGCTGTCTGTTAATGAAAAGCTTGCCTTTGTATGGCTTGCTCCTACATATGCTACGGCGGCGCAGCTTCGTATTCGTAACACCGCTATCGGCACCCTTCTTATCAATCTGAGCGAAGGCATGGATGTGGATTCCGCTGTGACTGCTTTTGAGAAGGTTGTCGCTCCCGCAAACTATAAGCGTCCCAAGGCGATTTTCACCAAGAAGATGTTGGAAGATGCACAGAAGACTGTCACCGAGCTGGGTTATATGAGCAGTCTGGGTCGTCGGTTTGCTACTCTGGACGATATCACCGCCAACAATATCCTGTTCTGCAACCGTGATGCTGCTCCTCGTATTGCTGGTGCTACAAATCCGTTTGAGGCAATGGCTAAGACTGTTGCGATTGATCCCAAGAAGTTCGGCCGCGCAGAGGAAATCAGCATTGATAAATTCATTAAAAATGTGCTGCCGACCGCGACCGGTCTGGAACTGTTCATGGAGAATCGGTTCTCGAAGAATATGATGTCTCTGATTGCGCCTCAGGATAAGAGTGCGCCGTCTATGTTCAAGTGGCCGAATGGTTTCAGCTGGGCATATACCGGCAATATGGCAGACAGCGATATTCGCGAAAATGTTAAGGCTGCTGGCGGCAAGGTCGATGGTGTGCTGCGTTTTTCTATTCAGTGGAACGATAAGCCGGGCGAGTGGGATGAAAACGATGAGGATGCTCATTGCATTGAACCCGATAAGAATCATATCTATTTCAGCAACAAGTGGCACCCTCGTACTGATGGCCGCCTGGATGTTGATATCATTCATCCTAATCATGGTAAAGCTGCGGTCGAGAATATTACATGGCCTGACATCGAAAGGATGAAGGAAGGTGAGTACAGCTTCTATGTGAACTGTTTTACTAGTCGTGGAGGTAAAACTGGTTTCCGTGCTGAGATCGAATTCGATGGCAACATCTACTCTTTCAACTACGATAAGCCGCTGCATGGTGGTCAGAATGTCGCCGTGGCAAAAGTCACGTTGAAGGAAGGCAAGTTCTCTATCAAAGAGCTGCTGCCCAGTTCTACCAGCACCCGCGAGATCTGGGGTGTGAATTCCAATCAGTTCGTACCTGTGTCTGTGGCGATGTACTCTCCGAACTACTGGGATGAGCAGACTGGCAATGGCAACCGTCACTATTTCTTCATGCTCAAGGATTGTGTCAACCCTGAAAAGCCCAATGGCTTCTACAATGAATTCCTGAAAGCGGAACTGCTACAGCATAAGCGTGTGTTTGAGGCTCTCGGTTCTCAGATGGCAGTCCAGTCTGTTGATGATCAGCTGTCTGGCGTTGGCTTCTCTGAGACGAAGCATGATTCCTTTATTGTCAAGGTTCAGGGTGCTACTGAGAGAGTTCTGAAAGTGGTGATTTAATGGCTCGTTACAAAGTTGGGGATAAGGTGCGTTTAATCGATAATTTTGTGCAATACGAAGAGTATCATATGCGAGATCGGAATAACAATCCCGGATATACTATAACAGTCAAGTGGACATTAGAAGAGAGAATGAAGCTTGCTGGAAAAATTGTTACAATTTCACAAGTTGGAGACTACTACCTAATCAAGGAAGATGAAAATCGCAGACATTGGTCTGATGACATGTTTGTTGGCACAGCAAAATGTTTTGTTTGTCGGTCGTTACTGTAATTTGTAAAGGAGAAATATTATGGAAAAGAATCTGTTTGAAATCGCAACTCGTAATCGTTACCGTTTTACCTACAAGGGCGTCATGACCGTTGAGGATCTGTGGGATCTGAATGTTGAGGCTCTGGATGCAATTTTTAAGGCTTTGAATCGCCAGAAGAAGACTGCTGACGAGGATTCTTTGCTGGCTGTTAAGAGCGCCGAAGATACCGAACTGGCAAACAAGATCGAGCTGGTCAAGTACATCGTATCTGTTAAGCTGGCTGAGTCCGAGGCTCGTGTGAATGCTGCCGAGAAGAAGGCGCAGCGCGATAAGATTATGAAGATCGTGGCAAAGAAGAAGGACAAGGAGCTGGAAGACATGGACGTTGACCAGCTGATGAAGAAGCTGGAAGAGCTGAACTGAGAAGGGAAGTATCAAAAATGAAAGTTGTTGAAAGCGCAAGCAATCTGTTCCTGTATGGCGACGATATGAAGGCGTATGACAAGATCCCGGCGGGTACCTATGATATCCACTGTTCTGAGATGACCGGTTTCTATCTGTCCCGCCGCCCTGATATGGTCATCAACGAAAAGGTGTATGGTGTCCAGAGTGGCAAGGTTGCCAAAGTGCTGAATTCGTTCAAAGCGTTTAACCGCAACTTGGGTGTCATTCTCAGCGGCAATAAAGGCATCGGCAAATCTCTGACCGCTAAGATGATTGCAATCGAAGCCATTAAGCGGGGCTATCCTGTAATTCTGGCTAACCGCTATATCGGCGGTATCGCCAATTTTATCGAATCCATCAATCAGGAAGTTATGATCCTGTTTGACGAGTTTGATAAGACCTTCAAGTCCCGGGATAATGAAAATCCGCAGGATACAATGCTGAGTCTGTTTGATGGCACAAGCGCGGGCAAAAAGCTCTTCGTTGTCACCTGTAACCAGCTCAATGGCCTGAACGATTATCTGGTCAACCGTCCCGGTCGTTTCCACTATCACTTCCGCTTCGATTACCCGGGCGCTGACGAGGTCGAAACCTATCTCAAAGATAAGCTCGAAGAGAAGTATTACGATCAGATCCCAGCTGTGGTCGATTTTTCTGGCAAGATCGATCTGAACTACGACTGCCTGCGGTCTATTGCCTTTGAATTGAATCTGGGCACTCCATTCGCAGAGGCCATCAAGGATCTGAATATCATCAATATGAACGAGACCAGTTACAAGATCACTGTTCTATTCAAGGATGGTTACCGTACATCCTGCACCAAGCGTTTTGATATGTTCAATGGTGCACAGCGTATCTATTTTGAGATCAAGCTGAAGGATGGCTTCTGGCCTGATTGCTACATCAACACCGAGGATATCCAGTATAACCCCGCCAACGGCGAGCAGTTCATTGATGGCAAGAAGGTTGATGTGGTCAATCCGTATTCCAAGAACGTAGAGGATGAAAAAGATCGCTATGAAGCCTTTGAAAAGGATAATGGCGTGGCAAAGGTCATCATTTCTCGTGCTCGTGAAAGAGACATTCACTACATGGTCTAAGGAGGCTCAATATGGTCAAAGCAAATTATTATGAAATCAGTTCTTTCCCTGATGGCACTCCGCTGATTAAGAAGGATTTTACCATCAATTATCTCAACGTGATCAGCATCGTCTGGACGTTTGAATCCATGGCAGAGCTCCCCACAGTCATTATGATCGCAAAGGACGCAAAGGATAACGGGGCAGAAGTCGAGCTGTTTATGCCATATATCCCGAACGCTCGTATGGATCGCGCTTATCACGACGAGGATGTGTTTACTCTCAAGTGGTTTGCCGATGAGATCAATCGGTGCGGATTTAACCGCGTTGTTGTATTTGATCCTCACAGCGATGTGGCTCCGGCTCTGATTAATCGGTGCGAAGTACATACTCCGATTCGTGAAATCTGTCAGGTAATCGAGGAGAGCAAGCCAGATGTGATCTATTTTCCGGATGCCGGCGCAATGAAACGGTACGAAGGAACTGTTCACTGGGCACTGGATCGTGTTGGCTGCAAAGCTTATATCATCCATGGCGATAAAAAGCGCGAGTGGAAGACCGGAAAGATTCTCGGCTTGGATGTCACCGGTTATCCTCCCAAGGGCGGCAAAGTTCTGATGATCGATGATATCTGCTCTTACGGCGGAACGATGTTCTATTCGGCCAAGAAGCTGAAAGAGCTCGGTGCTGGCGATATCGATATGTATGTCAGTCATTGTGAGAACAGTATTCTGGATAAGGAGCGTGGTCATTTGTTTGACGACCCGGAGCTGATCCATACGATTTTCACGACTAACAGTATTTTTACTGGTCATCACGAAAAGATTCATGTGTTGGAACCCCGTTGGGACGAGGACTGATATGGATATTTGGGAACTAGATATCTCGTTTTATACCGATGGAGATTTTGGTTGGAATTTTGCCCCAATCGATATGAAGTGTGATCATTATCGAGAATCATATTCGCTGCATATTTATCGTGAAATCAATGAAAATCAAACTGAAGTATGTGTAAAAGATGAATTCTATTCAATCTTAGATTTCCTAATCGATAATGTCCATGGAAAGGACTATGCAGTTAAGTATGTAAAGGATTCTATCTATGATGCTTTCTGTGATGTTGGAGAGCGCAATTATCATAAAGAATTATCCGGGAATTATGATGGATCACATATTGATTTTAAAATTCATTCACCAAAGGATAAGCGCACTTTTAAAATCGAATGTACGGCTGATGAACTTGAAAAGATTCAAGACAGGTATCTTGGAGATTGTCATGAGATGGTAAAGAAACTTCTGGAGGACTGATATGCGGACATTTAAGGAAGTTGAAGTAGGAAGCCGATTCTTTGATTCATCGGATTACTATGCGACTTTGTATATCAAAATACCTCCTATTAAGGACAATTTTGGATTTGAATTCAATGCGCTATATGACGTGTATGTTGATGAAGCCCATCCGAATGTAAAACGTCCGGCATTTTTCAGACCAGACGATCCAGTAAAGTAAAGGAGAGAATTTAAAATGATCAATATTAACCCTATGCTGCTGTGCGATTTCTACAAGACGACTCATAGTAAGCAGTTCCCGGCTGGCACTACTAAGCTGGTTAGTTATTTCACTCCGCGCATGAGCCGTCTGGATGGCGTGGATGAAGTCGTTGTGTTTGGTGTTCAGGCGTTCTGCAAGAATTATCTGCAGAATTATTTTAAACGTTGGTTTTTTGATTTCCCAAAGGAGTGGGTTGTCTCAAATTATCAGCGTGTCCTGGACGCAACCATTGGCAAGGACGCTTATGATATCGATAAGATTGCTGCCCTGCATGACCTGGGCTATCTTCCTGTCGAGATCAAAGCACTGCCCGAGGGTACTCGCTGCCCCATTCATGTACCGTTCCTTGAGATGAGCAATACGCATCCTGATTTCGCATGGGTTCCGCAGTTCCTCGAATCATTTATGAGTTCTGAGCTGTGGCATCCGATGATTTCTGCGACGGTTGGTACTCTGTATCGTGATATCGTGGACAAGTATTACGATGAAACCGTCGAGGATGGTGTGCCTCATGCTCGTGCTCTGGGCGATTTCAGTTTCCGTGGTCAGGAGTGTATGCAGTCTGCTGTCAAATCCAGCGCTGGGTGGTGTCTAAGCTTTTTGAATACGGCCACTGTTCCTGCAATCCCGTATCTGGAAGAGATGTATCACTGTGATTGCACTAAGGAGCCGGTCGCGTTTGGCGCTGTTAGTACCGAGCATAGCGTCATGTGTTCCAACTTCGCAGTCGATGGCGATGAGATCACTTTCATCCGCCGGGCACTGACTGAGTTGTATCCCAATATAAGCTTCAGCATGGTATCTGATTCCTACGACTATTGGAATCTGGTCGATAATATCCTGCCGCAGCTCAAGGATGAAATCATGGCTCATAATGGTACGCTGCTAATCCGTGGTGATTCTGGCGACCCGGTCGAAATCGTTACGCAGACCGTCTATCATTTGTGGGATATCTTCGGCGGCACGGTCAACAGCAAGGGTTATAAAGTGCTCGACCCTCATGTGAAGGCTCTGTACGGCGATTCCATCACCGTGCAGCGCTGTGAAAAGATTTATGCCGAACTCAAAGCACACGGTTTTGCTTGCAACAATGTCAGCCTCGGCGTTGGTTCTTTCTCCATGCAGTGCATCGAGCAGAATGGTCAGTTGAAGCCGTTCACCCGTGATACTTTTGGTATGGCAGTCAAGGCAACTTATGGCGTGGTCAATGGCAAGGAGATTCAGATCTTCAAGGACCCCAAGACCGACACTGATCACTTTAAGAAGAGTCTGAAGGGTATGTGTTATGTCACTAAGGATGATTCTGGAAAGCTGGTTTGTACTGATGGCCTGATGGATCACGCTGCTCATTCGGATGGCAATCTATTGCAGCCTGTATTCCGTAATGGTGCGATGGTCAAGGAGTACAGTTTGAAAGAAGTTCGTGATAGATTGTGGGAAGGGAAGTTCTAATGAGTGTCGTTATCAAAGAAGGGAACGTGTTCGATTCTGACGCTAAGATTATCTGTCATCAGGTGAATTGTCAGGGCGTTATGGGATCAGGCGTTGCTAAGGAAGTTAGGGAACGTTATCCAGATGTATATGCTCAGTATAAGCATCTATGTGATATAAATAAGGATTATCCTGCCGGATTACTGGGAAAGGCACAAATCATTTCGGCTGACAACGCATTTTCTCGATATATCGCTAATTGCTTCGGCCAGAACAAATACGGTTATGATGGCGCCCAGTATACTTCAGTTGGTGCATTGATGGAAGCTTTTATCTATGTAGCGGAGATTGCACGAAAGAATCACTTAAAGGTCGCTATGCCGTATAAAATCGGTTGCGTTCGTGGTGGTGCTGATTGGGAGACCGTCAAGAAGATCATTGATGTTACATTTCAAGACGTAGATGTTGAACTATGGAGATTGGAGGGTAAATAATATGCGTAACTATGAATTTGATGCTGCAGAAACCCATGCAGAACTTGTTCGATGGATTCGGAATTATTTTCGTAAGAATGGCCCCGGTTGCAATGCTGTGATTGGTATCTCTGGCGGTAAGGATTCCAGCATTGTGGCCGCTCTGTGTTGCGAAGCACTTGGTAAGGAACGAGTTATTGGAGTTCTTATGCCACAGGGTGTACAGGACGATATTGACGTAGCACGAGATCTGGTTAAGCATTTGGGTATCAAGTCGTTTGAGATTAATATTGCTGAGACCGTAAATACAATGCTGGCAAAGGGACGCATCGCGGGGCTCTCTGATTCAAAGCAGGCTAGGGTGAATCTGCCGGCACGAATCCGTATGGCAACACTGTTTATGGTGGCTCAGAGCGTAAATGGACGAGTAAGCAACAACTCTAACTTTAGCGAACGGCATCTTGGTTGGGGAACGCTTTTTGGAGACACCATTGGGCAGTTTAGTCCGCTTGGGAATTTAACCGTTACCGAAGTGAAAGCAGTTGGTCGTGAAATGGGACTGCCTGAAAAGTTTATTGAGAAAATCCCGGCTGACGGATTAAGCGGTAAGACCGATGAGGAGAATTTTGGTTTCACCTATGAATTCCTCGACAATTATATTCGCACCGGCGAGTTCGGCGGCAATATCGAGGCAGCAGCTAAGATTGATAAAACGCATGACGCAAATACGTTCAAGCAGATGCCGATGCCGGTATATAATCCAAGCCTGTCTGACTGGTGGGGCTAATGATTTGGATTGTGCTGTTTTTAAGTATGATATGGCTTCATATTTATGATGATTATCATACACAAGGGATTCTGGCACAATTTAAGCAGAAGAAATGGTGGGAAGAAAACTATCCGCAGGCTTTATACAAAAACGATTGGAAGATTGCTTTATACGAACATGCTTTTCAATGGTCGTTCACTGTGATGCTTCCGCTACTTGTATATTCTATGTGGGCATGGAAAGAATCCGGTTTATATCATAGTTTGATATGGTGGGTTGGGCTGCTTGCGATAAATACAGAGATTCACGCCGAGATAGACAATGAAAAAGCAAACGAGTTAGAAATCAGTTTGTTTACAGATCAAATTCTTCACATTCTTCAAATTGGATTTACGATTGTATTTTTTATGATTGGAGCGAATTAAATGGAAAAGGAAAAAGTTGATGTCCTGATCGTTGTCGATATGCAGAACGATTTTGTAACCGGCGCTCTTGGCACTCCAGAAGCTCAGGCAATTGTGCCGAAAGTTGTGGAGAAGATCAAGAACTGGAGCGGTAAGGTTCTATATACCAGAGATACTCACCATGAAAACTATCTCGAAACTCAGGAAGGTAAACATCTCCCTGTGAAGCACTGTTTAGAGGAGACGTGGGGGTGGCAGTTGATCGATGAGGTTGACGCGACAATCACTGACGAGATGTGGGAATCTGACAACCCCATCTACGACAAAGAAGTGTTCGGCTCTTATTATATGATGCAGGACTTACGAGAGACTCTCCTTTGGTATTCTGACATGGAAATTAACTCAATCACGCTGGTCGGACTTTGCACGGATATCTGTGTTATCTCCAATGCGATCATGTTGAAGAATGTGCTCCATGAGGTCCCCATCATTGTTGATGCAAGTTGCTGTGCCGGTGTCACTCCTGAGTCTCATAAGAATGCACTGGCTGCTATGAAGATGTGTCAGATTGAAATCGTAAACGAGGAATAAAATGCATTACATTAATGAAGATATTATTTTGAGTGATGATGGGTCAGAACGACTCAGGTATCTTCTAAGCCATCCGGATGTAGAGAACACGCAAAAGAAGTTAAAGGAGTGTATGGATTCTCTCGCTAAAATGAACTACCGGGAGAATGAAGACGGGACTTCTTCTTTTGATATTGATATTGATATTGAGGTGTAATCAATGGAAGAGATTATTATTTTCGGCTAATGTCCGAATGCTAGGTGATTGGCGGTACTAGGGTAGACATAACCGCTACCAGAATAAAATAATAAAACATATAAAGGAGCAGATGAGTATGAAAAGATTAGTCGTAACTGTAAATTGTATGGCTGTTTACAATAGTTTTATTGATGTTCCTGATGGTATGAATATTGACGAAGCTATTAAATATGCGAAAGAACATCTTTCTAATATCCCTATTATAAATGGACTCGAATATGTTTCTGATAGTGATGAATTGGATGAAGAAAATTGTGAGTTCGAAGATGCTGAGTAATAAAATTATACTTTTGTTGGAGATGATTGTATGATCCCTATTAATGAAATAGATATGAAAATTAAGATCCCCAGTGGATACCTTGTGTGCCGTCCAACTGGAGCCATGGACGATTATCCGGGTCTTGGTATCTTTTTCTCTAAAGACGGAAAAACAGTTGATTGGAATGACCTGATCTCAATCACTGAATATAATTCTACATTTAAAAATATCCAAACGGTTGGATTTATGCAGGGACAGGAAAACTATGTCGCTGCTATTTGCTTTGAAGATGGAAACATTATTGGAGAATGAGGTGGAGCAAAATGAACACGGAAAACATCAAGAACGAAGCATATCAGCTGATTGATAAATATTTCATGCCAACTAAGGCCATTGTCGTAAAGGATTTTCTTAATACATACGGATTCTGGGACGCCCCAGCTTCTACCAAATATCACGGTAACTACCCCGGCGGCTTAGCTGAACACAGTCTGGCGGTTGCAAAAAATCTTTTGATGCTAACAGATAAGCTTGATTTAAAGTGGGACAATCCCGGGTCTCCGTTTATTGTTGGCCTGCTGCATGATGTCTGCAAGATGGATCAGTACAAGCTGATTGGCACAGAAAATGGTTATCAATACGTTTATACAAATGATTCAATCTACAGTCATCACGGTGAAAAGTCCATTTGTATGTTGGCGAGTTGTGTTACCTTGACCCAAGAGGAAATCGCTTGTATCCGTTGGCATATGGGCGCATATGAAACCGATACAAACGAGTGGAAGTATTATGGCAACGCCATTGCAAAATATCCAAATGTGCTCTGGACGCACACGGCGGACATGATGGCAAGTCATATCGAAGGAGTGTAAATATGCTTGCATATGGGGAGATTTATTGTCAGCGATGTGGGGCTACATGGTATGGCCCTAAGTGTGGAGTGAAATATTGCAAAGAGTGCAAACGCATTGTTGACAGAGAAAAAGTTAACCGTTGTAATCAGAAAAAACGAGAACAAAAAGATGCCAAAGACAAAGCGCGTGAAACGTTTCTGGATATCGTAAGAAAGGCAGATGCAGAGGGATTGTCTTATGGTCACTATTGTTTAAAGCATGGAATTTGAGGCGTAATATGAAATATACGGTATATGCTTCTGCAATTAGATACTATGAGACTGTCATTGAGGCAGACTCAAAAGAAGAAGCGGAAAGAATCGCAAAAATCATGTATAACGAGAATGAAATGAACGATTATGAAGACGAATTGATGTCGATCGAAGTTGATGGAGAAAATGATGAATGACATTAATGATTTATATGATGTGATTCAGTCTGGACTAGCTCTTGCTGGACTGTCAATTATAGATTTCGATAAAGATGGAATGATTGTCCGCGACAAAATCAAAGACAATGATTATCGAATCAAAATTACAGAGGAGGTTAACTGATGAAGGTAAAAAGTACGACGGCAGATATTACATACGAAATGACCGAAGATCAAATTGAAGCAGCATATCGATATCAGCAGTTTAAATATCGAACTGAAGATGCTAAGGGGCATATCTATGATATGTTTAATGAATGCGATTGCAATGAAGAAACATTCAAAGAAGAGTATGGCGTTACATATAATGAAATTCTGGATTGCGCAGAAGATGTTGCGGAGCAGTTTTTAGACGATTATGATTGCAACATTCCAGAAAACGATGAGTTCGATTTTATCATCTGGGACAATATGCGACAGCTTCGTGAGGCAAAAGAGGCTGTTGATGTCAAATAAATGGAGAAACGTGCGGCTTTCAGAGATTCAAGATCGTCGAGTAAAACTTACGAGCGAAAAGAAAACTGAAATTCTACGCAAATATCAAACTGGTGGATATTCGCTTAGAAGTTTGGCTAGAGAATACAATGTAAGTCATAAAACAATCGCATTGATTGTGAATCCAGAATCAAAAGCAAAAAACGATCAATACATAAAGGACCACTGGATGTTTTACGCTCTCGACTCGGAATCTCAAAGATTGGCACATCAGCGTACAGAAGAATATAAAAAACGATTATATCAAAAAGGAGAATTAAAGTAATGGGACAGCGATTAGTTATCACAGTTCATGCTTTTGACGAAGATATCGCTAAGATCTATTATCATTGGTCTGCATATACCACGAGTGCTCTTCAGGAGGCAAAAGACATCATCGATAACGTGGATTGGTTTAATTCTACTAGCAAGGACGAACTTATTCTTCGCATTACAAGACAGCTTGAGAAATGCGGTGGGGGAGTGAGTATTCGCGACCGAGAAGCGTTCAAGAAAAAATATCCGAATGAAACATTTAAGGATGATATCGACAGAGATTGTGGTTTGATTGCAATTACGGACGATGGTACGGAAGAATTGAAGTACTGGTCGGAAAGGGATTTAACTATCGATTTCGATACGGAAAAAGTCTACAATGATGTAATGTTTACGTATGAATCTGATGAAGAATTTAAGCAAGATAGATTGGATGCTGGATTTGAAGATGACGATATTGATGTGAAAAACATCAAGCAGCTTTTATTTGATCCGACCGAAGTGTATTTCTTTGCGCTCGATTCAGCAATTGAGACGTTGGATGGTTTACAGTTCTGTCGCTACTTTGGTCAGATTTATGAGTTGATTATTTGAGGTGAATTATGACACACGAATGGGTGGAACAGAAAAATAAAGAATATCATGAACAGTTTAAAGATTATCCACAGGCATTGGTAGATGAATGGAATCGAATTCCTGAATGGGCTAAGAGCGCCATTGATCGTCGTATTGCTGATGTCGAAATAAAACTGTTTGAGGCGCTTGCAAAACTTAACGAGGAACCAGACAGTTTCGATGTACATAGATTGGTCACAGAAACGGATAGTGATTCCTTTTTTGTGAAATGGTATATTAACCATGATATCGAAATGGGTGCAGATTCTGATGAAGCGCTGAAGAAAATCTCGAAGGAATTTGAAAAACTGCGAGATATGGCAAAAAAATATGAAGAATTCTTAGAATATAAAGATCGTTATCTTGAAGCAGAAGATCGTATTATGGAGTTTGATGGAGATATTATCATTACAGATCCATGTTATCTGTCTCATAATATGTCAAATGACGAGCGGAGAAAATTTGAATGTTGCGATATCAGCAGTCATGGCATCATTGGAATAGAGTCCAATACTTACTACGGTGATTGGCGTTGTACTACATTCGTGCCAGAAACGAATGTTAAACTGGGCGGATTCTGTGCAGATGCCGGTATGGTATGTGTGGCTGATTTGGTTTCCGTCTTAAAGTTTAATCCAAAATACAATGATCATCTTGAAAAGCCTTGGTGTGCGACTTGGATCAAAAATTTCAAAGGTATTGTTCGTATCGCCATTGATGAAAACAAGGAGCGCTGGCCGGCTTATATCGTTCATGTGGTAGGGCATGGTATCAATAAAGAAACAGGAGAGACGATCGAATTTGATACGGTGCAAACAGGGTTATGATGAACTATATTTTGTTATTTCAATTTATTGATTTTTGCCTTGATTGGGCATGGTTAATTGTTCCGATATGGGCATTTTGTTTTATTGCTGTGATGTTAATAATCTAAAGTGTAAAGAGGTGATAAAATGACACGAGAAGAATTACAACGTATCATTGATAGCGAACCGTATGATTTTCTACGTACTGATCCTCACCTTGGCAAGCATTTGATGTTTCTGACCATTGGCGGCAGCCATGCTTATGGAACGAATGTAGCAGGATCAGATGTTGATATTCGCGGTGTCGCTTTGAACTCCAAAGAGGATCTACTCGGGTTGGGTGAGTTTGAACATCGTGTAGATACGATGACGGATACAACGGTATTTAGCTTCAACAAGGCTGCGAAGTTATTGTGTAGCGGGAATCCAAACATGCTGGAACAGTTTGGTAATCCAGACGAGCTTGTTATCACTTACAGCCCGACCGCAAAGCTGTTGTTCGATAATAAGAATTTGTTTCTATCAAAGCATGTGATTTATTCATTTGGTGGATTTGCAGGGAAGTTAATTAAAGAAGCAGATGCTAAATGGCGTGCGTACCTGTATGAAGTTGAAGTATCTGGCGTGAATCCAAATGTTAAGCCGTATATTCCATGTGGAGAAAAACGTTTCAATAAGATCGTAATGAATGTGATTCGCTTATATCATATGTTGTTTGACATCTTAGAAAAAGGTGAGATCAACACTTATCGTGGGGCTGAGCACGATATTTTGATGCAGATTCGAAACGGGGACTACGACTACGAAGAGTTGCGCAAGCATACGATTCCTATTTATGAGGCAAGACTGCAGGCAGACAAGAAAGAAACAGAGCTGCCTGACCGAGTTGATATGAAACAGGTCAATGAGTTAGCCGTGACTATCAATGAGCAGGCGCTAAAGGTGGTGTAAAATGAAAATTGAAGACTATTCGCCAGATGAATTGGCTGAAATTTTTAAGGAAGAATTAGATCGTCTTGGCATCCCATATCATTATGATCTGGACGTGGAATCGAAATTTGAACCCTTAATGCCTGATGAGCCGGTTTTGAAAGTGTAATTTATTGTACTATTGTGATGATATAATTATAAGGAAGGAGTGCGCCCTCTTAAAGTGAGGGTGTAAAAATTGAATATGTTGAAGCTGTCAGTGTCGAACGCAAACAGCAAGATGGGCAATGTGAAGTCCATCTCTATGCCGCGAGTAATTACTTGTGCGCCTGACGTGCCTTGTGCGAAGACGTGCTATGTTAGCCATTTCGATTGGCGACGAACGGTACAAAACGCATATGAAAACAACCTGAATCTTTGGTTGACAGACCCTGACAGCTTCGAACAGCAAGCAATTGCTGCAGCTTACGGGTCTTTTTATTTTAGGTGGCATGTCAGTGGAGACATTATCAGTCAGGATTATCTCGCGATGATGTGCCGCGTCGCTCGTAAGTTGCCGCATACTCACTTCCTGGCGTTCACAAAACAGTATAAAATCGTTAACCAGTATTTGGCAGCGAAAAAGAAAATTCCCAAAAATTTACATATTTTATTTTCAGAATGGCCGGGGTATAATATGGATAACACCTATAATTTACCAGTTGCTTATGTATCGTTCAAAAATGGAGTTTGCGATGCACCGGCAGACGCAAACGAATGTGGCGGTCATTGTGAAGATTGCGCATATGCTGGCAAGAACTGCTGGGTGTTGAAAAAGGGGCAGTCTGTAGTACTGCGGGAGCATTGATCTGCAAGCCCCTATTATAATAAGGTAGGAGGATGCGCATGAACTGTGTTATTACAAACGGTGCGTGCTACATTAAAAGAAACAGCGAGAACTTATTGGTCGCAACGGACAGCCTTGGTGACGCATTGCTATTTCCGGCTGAAAAAGCACAAGCGACAATCACGTGTCTACCAAAGGCATTACAGGACAAAGGATTCAAAGTAAAAAGTGTCTCGGAGATTCTTGGACGGATAGAAACGACCGTGATGGCCGAGGTTGGAAGAGCTGAACAGGAACAGTATGATGCCGGCATTCCCATCAAAGAAGGGGAGACATTACATAATCTGAAGCAGGCACTGTTGATTGTAGACGAGACTCTTGGATCGATTCAGTCATTATATGTTGATGCTTGTAAAGAGCTAAACGATGTAAGCCTCGAAATTATTGATCTTCAGCATGCCATTGAATTCGCAAAAGCGAATGCGGTTAGAAAGTGCTATCTTGAAACAGAATTGCAAAAAGCGTTGCTTAAACGACGAGAATGCAAAGATGTAAAAGTGCTTGTCAAGTGTGTTATGGAGTTTGACAGAGGAGATTGGGGCACAGGGAAACTGCAAAAAGTTTTTGATCGATCTGAAAAGCGGTCTTATATGCCGCGTATTCGAAATGATTTGTTTGAATAAAAAACATAAAGGAGTACTATCATGAGTGGAGCTATTTCGTTAATTTTAAGTATGTTCGGTCTTGGTGCGGCTGGTGCAGTCAGCGCGGGACAGAACGCAAAAATCAAGAAGGCAGATTATCAGTATGGCGAGGAGCACGGCCTTCATGGCACCTCTGAGGTTCTGCAAATGCGGGAGCGAGTGCGTAAAGAATGGTGGAACATCTGCGGCAAAACCTACAACGCATGTGAACGGCCTGCATCGAGTTACGGCGACCTCAGCAGAACCCCGTGGTGCTATCTGAAAAAGCGCTGGTTCATTGACCACCTGAACAAAAAAGGCATCCCTTATGATGATCTGGTCGTGGATGATGTTACCGGCGTTACCTTCTACGAGAGCCAGAAAAGAACGTCCCAAGCCTATATGAGAAAGCTGCGGTAATAAGGGAGGGATTATATGAAAGCTTATGACGCATTAACTGGTGTACTTAGAACCGTTGAAGCGAATCATGCCAAATTACGAGAAGAACCTGATTCTGACGGCGATACCCATGATAAATGGGAAGCGGAAGAAGATGCCCTGTGCGAATTGGAAGAGGCGCTCGAGGAAGCTATTGATCGATACGAAGAAGCTATGGAAGTGAGAAAGAGTTTGCGAGTTGCAATATTGAAATAACAACAAAGAAGTTTAAATTGGGGGTTGAATACTAAGACATAATATGGTAAAATAACAACTGAAAATAGTAATGCCGCAGAATTCAATGTGAATTTCGGTTGTATTTGGAGGTCATGATGATAAAAACTTTTACTGCGGAGGAGTTTTTTAGCTACATCCGGTCTTTTGAAAAAATGTATGTATGGTGCGGTTCGGATGGAAACAGTGGATTGTTTATTCGGGCAAATCCAAAACGCGCTGCTATCATGAAAAGAAAAAATGGGTATGAGATCTCTTGCATGATCGCTCAGAAAGGAGCGATGTTTTGCGAGAAAGGCGGGCTGATACTTTACGGCAATGAATTTCAGTGTAATATTGAAACAGATTGCGCTAGATATGAGGTGGCTGTAAAATCTGATAAGATGGCTGGCCTGATGAAAATCATTTTACAAACATAACTTAAAAATAAAATGAATAAAAACGCTTGACAAGTCAGGTTTGAGGTGATATAATGGTACCATAGAGAACAAGCCATAGACAAGGAGGTCATAAATATGTTCGTGGCTGGAAAGAGCATCCCGAAGATTGGCGAAATCCGTTTTGGATATGCCAGTGACGATGAAAGCCGACTAAGTACTCATAAATACGTCGGCGTCCATCCGTATCTCGTCGTGTCAAATAATACTTACAATAAGACTTCTGGACAGTGCGAAGTTATTCCGTTCACCACAAAGCGGATCGGCAAGTACAATCCAGTTCACATTGAGTATAAGGCGGGCGAAGTAAGAGGGTTAATCAAAGATTCCACTCTGATCATTGAGGGAAGAGATACGCTGCGAAATTGCCAGCTTAGTGAACCGGTGGGCGAGTTCACGGAAGGAAACTGGGAGCGCGTTGTGGAAGCAATGAAAGTTCAGTGCCCTTTCCTAAGAAAAGAATCAACAGATAGTCCTGTTTTAACAATTGCATAAATTATTGTCTATTGAAAAAACTCCTTACATAGTGTAAAATATTATAAAAACACCCTCACTATGTAAGGAGTGAATATGATGGACAGCACGATGTACAACTACGATCGCAAAGCTGCTTTCATGGAGTTTTATATCAACGGTGGAAGAAACGAAGACGCCGCTAGGTACAGACAAAGAGATGCAGTAACTGCGTTGAACAAGGTTGCAATTGTTGAAACAAAATACAATAAAGATTTCTGTGAATTTAAAAGCGGCTCAACAGAGATGAATGATCTTTGTGTTTTGTGGCTTAACAATTTGGCGGATACAAGAAGAGTAAGAATGACATCTATTTTAAGAGCCTATCTTAAATGGTGTTATCAAAACGATTATATCAACGCCGAACAGTATTATAGTCATGATATGACTAGTACAGTATCTAGAAGCTCAAACAAAACCGACGTCTGGTCTTCGATGTTGATTAAACAGATGGAGGTTGCAAGCGAAAACGAAACAAACTCTCTAGACTCTGACTTTATTTTTGAAGATAAAGAGTCCTTTATAGAATATGTTTCGACTGTGCTTGGTCATGAAAAATATACGATGCCAGCAGCTTTAATGATTTTACTTTACTATCAGTTTGAATCTACAGCTGTAACGAAAATATTAAAGACAGAAGTAGATGCCGCCGGGCATACAGTGCAAAACGTTTATATCGATGACGAAACAGCATTTAATATTATTTATCGTGCAAAAGTCATTGACAGTTATAGCACAACGTTTGAAAGAAATAATAAAAATTATGATCGAATAGAGTATTATGCTGATTCTCCGTACTTGTTAAGAAATACTTCAAGAGGAAGAAAAAAAGAACAAGAAACCGATCAGCAAGTTCCATATTCGTTCGTAAAAAAGGTTATGGAAGTGGAACGAAAAGCGAACAAAGAACTTCCAGAAGATTCTCCGTATAAAAATGTTATTATAAAGGGCGCAACAATTTCAAAATTAAAACTGTTCCACGAAATGAGAGTAGACGAAAAAAAGTACGGATTAGAATTTGTAAAAGAAAACATAATAGATGGAAAGTATGGTAATTATACAGTTCCGCAAACGGTATATAGAGAGTATTGTTTGATGGCGTCCAAAGCACGAAAAATTTAAAAAGATATTGAGCCGAGAGGCTCTTTATCTTTCGATACACAAACATGACTTAAATATATTTACAGTAAGGAAGTGATAAGATGAAGAGGATAATTGCGACGTGCATCTCAACAATTATGGTTGCGTGTGTGGCTGTTTCGGCTGCAGCTGATGATCCAATTGGGACATACGACAGTTGGAAGCCAGATTTAAAAGAATACACTTCACAAGTCTGCGATGAATATGGCGTCGATTATAGTTTGGCTCTTGGCGTGATATATAACGAAAGCCGATTTAAAAGCGGACTGACTCATATGAACTCAAACGGCACAATCGATTATGGGCTGATGCAAGTCAACGAGGTTAATTTCAAATATTTGAACAGAACACTCGGTATTACATCAATGAATCAGCTGTTGGATGATCGAGTCGGAATTAGATGTGGAATTCACCTGCTTGCCTATCATAAGAATGCAACAGGAAATGACTCCGCAGCTCTCCTACGATATCAGGTGGGAGAGGGTACATATAAAAAGTATATAAAACGTGGTAAGTACACAAATGATACTCATGGTCGTGTGTGGCAATACAGAGACATCTATCATGAATATCTGAATCAAACGATCGCTGAATCAAAACTAGATGGATTTGCGAAGAGAGATCCGATTGAATCCATTTTAAATACGTGGGCAGAAATGCTCACTTGATAAGCTGGTGTAGCTCAGAGGCAGAGCACGGTACTTGTAATGCCGGGGTCGAGATTCCGAAATTCTCCACCAGCTCCATTAACAGCGGGCGACCGCATCAAAGATTATGTATTACAAAGGAGAATAATTATGACTACTGAAACTATGACAATCCATCGTGCACTGGCCGAGCTGAAGGTTCTTGAGAATCGGATCACTAAGACGATTTATGAGGGAAAGTTCTGTGGCGCAGTCAAGCAGAGCATGAAAAAGTTGGAGGGCGTCTCTCTTGACGACTACAAGACTGCATCTCAGAGCTCTTACGACACGATCGTTGAGTTGATCGCTCGACATGACGCTATCAAGAAAGCCATCTCTATTTCCAATGCTAAGACCATCGTGGTCGTTGCTGGTAAGGAATACACAGTGGCTGAGGCAATTTACATGAACCAGCACGGCATCGATTTCAAGATTCAGCTTTACAATCAGATGAGCGATCAGTACAGCGCCTCCATTAGAACCATTGAATCCACGAATGCAATGTTGAGCGATCGAGCTGATCGTTATGTAACGAATGGCATTGGTGCTTCTGAGAAGGCCAATATGGACGCTGGTACGATTCGAGATATGCGTGACGATTATATCAATCGTGAGACTATGGTGCTCGTTGACGGTATTTCTATCAAGGAAAAGATGGAAAAGCTCGCTGCTGAAATCGATAAGTTCAAGGCTGAGGTTGATGCAGTTCTGTCTGCGTCGAATGCTACAACCGAGATCACCATCGAATACTAATATCTAATCAGCGAAACATATTCACTGTCTATCGAAAACGACAAACTGTAATCGTTCGCTCTTTGCTCGCGGCAGCATCGCTTGAGCGAAATCAAACAATAAAAAGCAAATAGTCGCTTCAAAAAGCTGGCCTGATAAGCCGACATAATTCAAGTAATGATATGATGATACTTGGGTTTCTGAATTGGTCAAGAGGTAAGACACGACTTTGCCAAGGTTGTTACGTCGGTTCGAATCCGACATTCAGAAGGAGATTTGAGCATTTTAGCTCAACTATGTTCGGAAAGCTTAAAGTTTATGATTAAAGGTTAAAGGTTGAAAGTTTAAAGCTTAAATTCTTAACTAAAGGTCAAAGAACAAAGCATACAGGTCAAAGGTTTATAAAATCCATGGGCAATGGTTTGTGGATCGATTACATAAGTCCCGTCGTTTTACCACATGGCTGGTAGATGGTGAGCGCCTTGGCAGGGGCGTAACAATACCTGCCGTTTATATGGAGCGATCGTTTAATGGCAAAGCACCGGTGACTTTGGGTTCACTGGAGATGTAGGGTTCAAATCCCACTCGCTTCAAAATTATGTCCATTATTCCTTGTCCTATGTAGCAGGGAGGCGCACCCCGCGAAAATCATAGTAGTGGCATAAAAAGATAAGGTATCATGGTCCTGTAGCTCAGTCGGTAGAGCAGCGGATTGAAGCTCCATGTGCGCCTGTTCAATTCAGGCCGGGACCACCAATGTGCAAGTTGATTTGATAATTGAGTTTGAGTTCATAATTCCCTCCGATTGATAATGCGTTTTCCGTCTGAGATAAATCCACAGACCCAAATGATGTTATCAATGAAATTTGCAACAGGATTAGCGAGGCAGTCACACTCCTGATCAGGGGCCGATGTAGCAAGCTTGGTCAAACTGCGTGCCCTGACGATGTAAGATCCGCATTCCGAGCGTAACTGTGCGTGAGTCTCACCAGCTCGAAAACAGTTTATATGGTCGTGTAGCTCAGACGATGGTAGAGCAAGGTGAGCCCCACCCATTGCCGCTGGTTCGAGTCCAGCCACGACAAGACCGAAAGTTTCTTGTAGTTAATTATGTTGTCGAAAGTGTACATTATCGCTGACATCCTGAAACAAAGTAGGCATGGTGAAGGAATAACACTGAAAAACCTTATGTAGCGCGGCTATAACCCGGAAGAGGCTTGACCCAAAAGGATGATCGAGTTTGAGAACCGCAGTGGAAAGCATATCGCCAATAGTTCCCCATTAAAGGAAACGGTAAATGCCGGACGCCTGACCCGTTAAAGCCAGGACGAGGACCACAGGTGACATCCCTCTGTGGTCGTTATATAGGTCAGTGTGCTGAATGGTTGAAGGCAGCAGGCTGTAAACCTGTGACACCAGAAACGTTGTAGGTTCGAATCCTACCTGACCTACCAAGTAAGTGATTCTTAAATTGCGCAGAACAAAGGATTAGCCTTTTAGGGGCTGTTACTATTATAATGGCAGCCCTGATTATCGGTGATGATGCCAACTCGCGAGGGTGCGTAAGCCGACTTTTATATGCGACTGTAGCCAAGTGGTATGGCATACGACTTTTAATCGTAAAATCGTCGAGTTCAATTCTCACCAGTCGCACCACGCGGTAAGTAGTTTTCGAGTTGCAACTATTGTAGCCAGCATTAGCGCGTACGGTTGATGTGATGGTATTGTTAGTAGTTCTGAGGAACAAAAACATAAACCGATGGCGGCTGGAAAGACAGCAATCATATGGGCCCATAGCTTAACTGGTTAAAGTTGCGGTCTCCAAAACCGTCGATTTCCGTTCGAGTCGGAATGGGCTTGCCACATACAAATGACAAGGGGATGATTTTATGAACGTCGTGAAATTCAAACCAGAGGACTATGTAAAAAGTTCCTGTTCGACTGAATTCTATAAAGCAGTCGGTTTGTTCAACATCATCAAGGCCGGCGCTGTAACAAACGTTCATCAGATGAAAATCAATCCGAAAACTTATAGCGAAGTTGATGAACGGCTGCGTTCAAATTGGAAACGGAACAAAATCACTAAGCGACTCCGGCAAGACAAAGCGCAAGCTATGATTTCATTTGATTGGATGAATTATTCTCCTGTGCAAGATGAAACCGTTCCTGAAAATGAAATCTGGTGGGGAGACTGCAAATGAAACAGCAGCAGACGTATAAAGGGCTTTTTGATAGTTGGCACTATGAAGACTGGCCGCATTATCAATATAAGCCAGACAAAAAATTTGATCGTAAATTAGCAAAAGCTCGTCTGAAACGTATTGAGCTGGAACAAATCAAAAAGGAGATCGAACGTTATGGCAATGATTGACCCGCACGATGATGACTTCGGTGCCATTTGTAATTGCGCTGTTCGATACGCAGTCGGGCGTAGAACATATATGCCTAGTCTTGTGATCGATTTCATTACACCGTATCTGAGCGAGTTGACAGATAAAACGCTATGGTGCTTTCAGCGAGATCTACTCCAACGTCTGGATGAAGGGTTTGATTTTGGAGATGAATTTGATCTTCAAAACTGGATGAGCTTTCTGGAAGATGTTGATAAAGAGATCAAGAAAAGAAAAACAGAGGACGAATAATCCTCTTTTATATGCAAACGCAGCCGAATAGGACTAGGCATCTGAGCGCGCTTTAATAAACAGATGGATGAGAGAACATCTCGTCTTGTAGGTTCGAATCCTACCGTTTGCCCCAATTTCTTGACAACAAAAAAACAGCCCAGCGGTCATAACCACTGAGCTGTTGGCGTTAAATAGCAACGTGGAACATTTGCCACACCATCAAAACTAAGCCGATGATGCTACAAACAGAACCAGCGACACCAAGAGCGCCAAAGATTCGACTGTTCATAGAGAACGCACCTCCTTCCTGCGTCTATTGACACATTTTTGCAGTTACTGAAGACGTGAGAAGGAGATATTGAATCGGCTGACAGTGTACCACAGAGTCACGCAATTGTCAAGAATCATCCCGAGCATGATGTGAAAAGGCTTGTTATATGCGGCAATGGCTGAGTGGTTTAAAGCGGTGGACTTGAAATCCATTGATGGTAACACATCCGCGAGTTCGAATCTTGCTTGCCGCGTGTTATGGCCTGTTAGTCAAGAGGTGAAGATGCCGCCCTTTCACGGCGGAGACATCGGTTCAATTCCGGTACAGGTCATTTCTTGAAAATTAAATATTGAGAGGTATCAAAATGAAAGCAAGTGATTGGATCTCTGTAAAAACCTCATTACCACCTAAAGAAGATAAGAAGTGGGCTTGTAGTGATGTCGTTTGGGTTTATGACGAAGAATGCGGACAGCGCAAAGGTTATCTTGATGATGACAACCAGTGGTGTGATGCAAATGAATGCTGGTATTTAAATCATGTTACACATTGGATGCCTCTGCCGGATGACCCGCCAAAGGAGAAAAACGAATTATGAAAACAACGAAGAAAGATTGGATCTATCGTGTGATTCTTCTGATTCTGTTGGCGATTATCTGGGACATTGGCGCGGCTCTGACTTCGCCAATTTTTGTTCCCCAGAAAGGCGCTGTGTTTCGTGAATTCTTTCTGCTGATTCGGAACGGTACAATGTTGAAGGCGTTTCGATATTCATTGATTCGTATCACAGCAGCAGCTCTTCTGAGTGCAGGTATCGCAGTTCCGCTTGGTTGTCTGATGAAAATCTGTCATCCGATTCAAAACCTGTTGTATCCGGCGATTCGAGCGATGAGATTCCTACCGGTGACCGCTTTCTATCCACTGCTCACGATGTGGTTCGGAATAGGGGAGCAAATGAAAATCGCCTTCTTGTTTGTAGCCAGCTTCGTATTTATGTTGCCAAGCGTTCTGATTGCTTTGGATGATGTCTGTGATGATGTGATCGAGGCAGCTAGTATCGATGGAGCAGGGAAGTTTAACGCTGTCACACGAATCATTCTTCCAATCGCTGCTCCGTCTATCTGTCAATCCTTTGCTACAATGTACGCCATTGGTTGGACATATATCGCGGTAGCGGAAACAGTGAATGCAAAGTATGGTATCGGGTATCTGATCTATACTTCGTCTGCCCGTGGTCGCACAACATTGGTGTTTGTTGGTATCTTGGCGATTGTGATTTTCAGTATCCTGTTTGACTGGATTACGAGCGTCTGTATCAAGAAGATTTTCAAATGGAAGTTTTCGTAAGGAGAGATTATGTCACACGAAATTGAGATTGAAGGTTGTCTAACTGTTCCAGATAAAATCAGTCTGGATGATGTTACAGATATATTTTTAAGATTTGTCGAGTCTCACGGTTGGTATTATGGTGGCGGCCTTAGTGAATTTGGAAGTGACCATTGTATATCAATAGAAGTCAAAGAAGAAGATTAAAGAGGAGAAAATTATGGCAAAGAAAAGTTTTTTTGAGAAGCTCGGTCTTGTTGAGTCGGAAGTAACTTCTGAGTATGAAATGCCAGAAGTAGCAGACGTGAATGTTGGTGTCTCTTTTGGACCTAATATCGAACAGCCGACTCCTGTGCAGGCCGAGGTCCCGGAGGGTGACACGATTGACATCGGAGCTGTCTACGAAGCCAATAGTATGAATCCTGCCGACGTCGTAACGGTCTACAAGATCAAGGATGTGATCGATACATTCCCGTCTGAGATGCCCACCAAGACAAAGCGAGCAACAGTCAAAAACCTGATGACGACATTGGGCTATGATGCGACCACGATTATTTCTGATGCAGAGCAGCGCAAGGAACTCCTGCGGACGGTTGGTAATGACAAGATGAATGCTCTGTTTGACGAGATGAAGAGCAATGACCAACAGATTGAATCCATGAAGGAACAGATTGAAGCGCTGACTAATCGCAACGTTGAAGCTGGTGCGGCCATTGAAAAGATCACCAACACAGTCCAGGACGAACTCAAGATGATTTCTTCTATTGAGGAATTTATCGAAGAGGATAAGACGGAGTCCGCCGGGAAGGATGGTGCTCAGTAATGTTTTCTTTTACAATCCCTGAGTTTACGCTTATCTGTGTTGGTGTTGTTGCGGTCGGTAGTTTAATTCTATTTCCGTCATTCCGTCAGCAGATTAAAGCATTAGCCGGTGGTTTCTTACAGGTTTTCGTGCAGGATACAGCCAAGACGCCGGATGGTGCCCGTGCTATCTATGCTCAGAAAATCGATGAAATGACTAAGAAATACGCAGATGCCTGTAATACTCTGCGAGATCTGACTGGAAAACTCAAGACGATTCAAGATAACTATGCTGTCTGTCAGAAGCAGGCAAAGACATATGATGAACAATCAAAGGCAGCCATGAGTCACGGCGATGTGGAATCTGCACGAACCTACGCTCGACTGTTACAGGAGGAGATCGATAAAGCTGAGAATCTGGCTGATCAGTTCCAGAAGATGAAGCCTGCTGCGGAAGAAGTCAAGGCAATCAAGGAAAAGCTTGAAAATCAGTTGGCAGCCCTGAAGCGTGAGAGCAAGGATGTTGTGGCTGAGTTAAAGGCGAACGAGCAGGTTGCTGATGTATATTCCAATCTGGACCGTCTGCGTGCATCTACCGGCACTGATAAAATGCTCAATGCTACTCGCGATGGACTTCAGGAGAGTCGTGAAAAAGCTGCGGGTGCAAAGGTTTTGTATCAGACCAGTCGAGAGGGAAAGCTGGACAGGGCGGACGCAAACACTGCTGATTATAAAGTGAGTTCGTATTTAGAGAGTCTGAAAAAGAGCAATCCGAATGTGGTTACATATAATATTCCTGACCTGAATGCGTTTTCTAAGTCGTCTGGATTGAATACTCAGTCCAAGAAATAAAATCAAAAATTAAATAGGAGAGAATAACATGTCTAAGTTCAAATTGACTAAGGCTGGCCGTGCTGTTGTTGGTGTGGTTCTTGCTGTGGCTGTTGCTGTTGGTGTTGTTGGCGGCATTAAGGGCGGCGTGATCAAGTTCGATAAAAAGAAACCGACCACCTCAAAGTCGAGCACTTCTATCAGTACGGATAAGCCGTCTAATTCCGCCGGGGATGATACGATCAATCTGTCTCTGGATGAGTGGGCAGGGTGGTTGTCACTGGTGTCTGCAAATAATGGTCTTACTACTCAGCCCGGTTCTGTGTTTGATCAGCTTGGCATCAAAGTGAATATCAATGTCATCAACGATGCGACTGAGTCCAGTAACGCTCTGATCTCTGGTGACCTGCAGGCCGCTGGTTATACTACGAACCGTGTGGCATTCTTGTCTCAGAAGTTTACTGACGCTGGCAAGAATGTTATCATGCCGATTTTCACCAACTACAGCTATGGCGGTGACGGTATCATCGCTTCTACTAAGTTCGCTGATGTGAATTCGTGGGTCAATGCCAAGATCGGTGTCCCTGAGTTCTCTGAGGCGGAGACTCTGGTTGCTTGGTTCGTTAATAATTCCAGTCTGTCTGATGCTGACAAGGCAACTATCATGAACAATCTGATTATGTTCGGCACCGCAGACGATACCGCTAAGGCATATTTCGCTGGTCAGATTGATGTAGCTGCAACATGGGAGCCTTATTTGACTCAGGCCAAGACCTACACCAATAGTACTGTCGTGTTTGATACGAAGTCTTCTTCCTCTCTGGTTATGGATGGCATTGTGTTTGATGCAGATTGGGCAGCGGCTCATGAAGATACCGTCAAGAAGTTCGTTCAGGGCATTCTGATGTCTTATGACCAGCCTATCAATTACAATGCAGCTCGTGAAGTGTTCCCGATGTACTCTACTTCTTCTGATGCAGATATTGATGCTACTTATGCAAATGCTAAGATGGCCAGCTGGAAGGATAACTACAATATTCTGAATGATACCGCTCCGATGATTTATAACCAGATGTGCGACATTTGGGAGGGTCTGGGTGAAACTGTTAATCGTGATCTCGTAAATACGCTGTTTGATACTACATATATCGATGCGCTCAAGAGTGATTTCAAGTCTACTTCTGCTGCAAATGCTACTACGAAGGTGACTGTGAGCGACGAGACTCGTGCAAACATCACTCAGCAGGTTACTGGTAATCTGGATTATGATTCGATGCTGAGCAAGACCGCTAATGTAACTTTTGTGCCGGATTCTTCCGTGTTTACCGATCAGGCCAGCGCTGCTTCTGTTCTGAATGATTTCGTGAACATCGCTAAGACTCTGGATGGCACTATGATTGTTATCAATGGTAATATCAATGCGAATAACCAGACTGAGTTTGGCGTGCAGCTTTCTGCTAACCGTGCTCAGACCGTAGCAAATTATCTGGCGTCTCAGGGTATTGATCAGAATCGACTGATTGTCACCGGTTCCGGCAATGCAAAGTATCAGGCTGATAAGGCGGCTGGCGCTCTGAGTAGTGATGCAAGCGTGTATCAGTCCACGGATATCAGTTTCATGCGAATCGAGAACTGAGGTGATTCAGATTGATCTGGATTGAAATCAGTAAAGCAATTTGGATTGTTGGCGGATTGATGTTAGCTTCTTTTGTGGCTGGCTATCTGTTCCGAGGCCCAACTCCTAAGATTTAAAACTCTCGGCGGTGCTCAGGTAGCACTGGGTGCCGCCTTATATAATGGGGATTAACTTAATGGTAGAGTATTCGACTTTGACTCGAATAGCGACGGATCGTAACCGTCATCCCCAGCCAGAAAAACAAAATCAAAGGAGATTGTAAATGGTTACAGAAGAGCAACTTGAGACTGCACTTCGCGATTTTATTGACAATTGTAAAGGGTATGGAGTTGCATATGACACTCATTGTTTGAAATGCAGATATCATTCTGTGTGCGACAGATTAATAGTGTATGAATCTAACGAACCATGTGATTGGACATTTTACTCAAAAGAGGAGGCCAAATGACAACTCCAAAAGATTTAGAAACCGCACTGTTAGATTTCATTACAGAATGCGAACAATGCGAACATTGCGATGATTGTATGTATCGTGAATTTTGCACTCGGTTTGTCACTCCATACAATGATGATTATCCATGTGAATGGGAAATTTTAAAAAAGTCAGGAGGTATTCCGTGCTAACAGTAGAACAAAGCAAGTCCATCTATAAAGAACTCGCAACTGTTTGCATTGAAAGAAGCGGAAACGGACTAGACTGTTCTGGATGCAAATACGAAAACAACTGTGATGATATATTGAAAGAGGTGCTTAAACTTGAGTGTTTACATGACAGGTGATATTCACGGAGGTCTTGGTCGAATAAGTGATTTAAAATACTTCTGCATCGATCATCCGGATATTGAGTGGATCATTTGTCTTGGCGATGTCGGTCTGAATTACTACGGTAAAGGCAATGATCAGGAAGAATATATCAAAAAACGCGCTGGTGAGATTCCCGCGAAAATGTTCTGTATCCACGGTAACCATGAACGTCGGCCGAGTGAGACAGAAGGATATCAAGAAATCGAAGTTACAGATGGTGCGATTCGTGGCCCAATGTTGTGGAACTCCGAGTATCCCAATCAGTATTTTGCGATTGATGGTGCGATTTATGTAATTCAAACATCGGAACGTACATTGAATGCGCTTGTTTGCGGTGGCGCTTATTCGGTTGATAAGTATTACCGGCTGCAGCGTGGTTGGAATTGGTGGCCGGATGAACAACCAAGCGAACTTACAAAAGGTCTTGTGCGTTTTATGGCGACAAGATATCCGATTGACATCATGCTGACCCATACCTGTCCGCTCCGTTTTGAACCCAAGGAATTATTCTTGGATTGCATTGATCAGAGTATGATTGATCAGTCTACAGAGGAGTTTTTTGATAACCTTTATGAACAATTCCCGGCGGATCAAAAGCCGATGTGGTATTTTGGCCACTTTCATGGAGATAAATACACTGACAATTATGTGATGTTGTATCGAGACATCATAGAGTTGAAGTGAGTTTATAAATAAAAAAGGAAAGGGGAACAGAGATGCTGTATGGACGAGCTTCTCCCAATTTGATGCGATAATAGACGAAAATCAAATTAGATAGGAGAAATAATATGCTTTGCAATTTTTGTGGTAAGACGCTGGACCCCTGCGATGAAGCAAATCTGGGTGATCTGACTGTACGGTTTTTTTATGGAAGCAAACGCGACGGAGACCGGATGAAGTTTTCCATGTGCTCTGATTGTGTTGATAAGCTGACGGACGAATTTATTTCCCGTTGTAAGCATGAGCCGACAATTGAAGCAGGCGGTATTCCTAATAGTAGTATCCCTGTTTGGGAGTCTAAAACCACTGAAGAAATCGATTACTAATGTTGATATACATAGGAGGTACATATGGCAGAGAAGAACATTTACCCTCGTTTTAATTTTTGTGGCGATATCGTCATTCCGAAGCGGAACAATCCTTGGGTGAAGCGCGATACTTATAACAACTCTGAAAAGATTAGCCTGAACATGGGCATCAAGAACGGCATGAATTGCGTTTATGTGTCCGCTCAGGGTTTCAAGAATGACACCATTAAGACCAAGAATATCGATAACGAGGATATCGAGATTGATTGGGAGGATCGTTTCGATAAGGATACTGTCGATATGGTGTCCAGTATGCGAAAGTATGTTGTAAATCTCGGCGAGCGCAAGGAGTTCATTACCGCATGGGATATGATCGAATATCTGGAATCTGCCCTGACTGGTTATGCTGAGCCGATCGTTGTGGCTGGTATTTACAAGCTGCGTCCCGGCACTGGCGCATATAAGGATCGCATTTTTGAGGAGTTTCAGATTCAGAATGTGTATGCAGCAGTTGATGGCAAAGACACTCCGCATCTAACTATGAATTTGGATCTGTATTATGACAAGAACAGTATCGATCGTTCTGAGGAGAAGTCTGAAGGTAAGATTTTCATGAATTGCTACACTCCGATGTGGTCGGCCGCAGATGCCGCTCAGAAGATGTTTCCTGTGAGCGCCGTGTTTAACACTTCTGTTTTGGATATGAGCAAGGAGAAACACAAGCGGATTTATGACCTGAAGATGCGCTACCTCGAAACCAAGTCCAAGAATCCCGTTCATATGAACTGGGCAATCGGTGTTGTGAATGGCGCAGAAGAGAAGGAGTTCGATGAGAGCTGCCTGACTGATGTCCAGCGTGAATTCATCGAGGCTGGTCTGAATAAGCTGGAGGATTTCAAGCCGCGTGGGAATATCTATGGCGAGAAGGTTCATGAACTGCGCTTAATCAAACCGCTGATTAAGGATGAATTCAAGGAGTGCATGACCGCCGCAGACTCTGGCATGACCGCTCGCGAGTTTGAGGACATGATTTATTCTCCGTCTGAAGATGAAACCGTTGACGACATGGTGAAGAAATCCTACAAGAAGCCCGAAATAAAGGCTGTTAAGCCTGCTAAGGTGGAAGAGGACGAGGACGACGGTATTGCCACTCTGTTCTAATTTTTTTGCCCACACAAACAGGACTTAAAAATACTTATATAAGGAGAATACATAATGGCGCGTAAATTTGGTAAGAAAACTGAAATTAGTTTGAATCCTCTTGATTATAGTATCTATTTGATGGGTGAGGGCGGCATTGGCAAAACTACGCTGGTTAAACAGGTTTGTGAAAAAATGGTTGGTGATGATGGCTATATCTTTTTGACCTGTGGTAAAGAAGCAGATCAGGCCACTATTGAAGGTATCGTTCAGGAAGCCGTGTGGGATTGGGAACATTTTGATGAAGTCACTATGGATATCATTGAAAATCGCTTCACTGATTATAGTGATTTGAAGGTTGTTGTCATTGACACCATTGATGAACTGATGCGAATGGCCGAAGATGAGACGATTCGCATTTGGAACCGTGAGAATCCTGATAAGCGTACAAAGTCTTTTAAGGCAACTTTCTCTGGATTTAATGGCCCCACTGATAAAGCAACCGAATTAGTTACGAATCGTCTGTGGGAACTGAAGCGTGTAGGTATCAGCCCTATCATTATTGGCCATACAAAGAAGACCGATATTACTGATCCTGTTACACTGGCAAGTTACTCCATGTTGTCTACTAATATGGACAAGCGGTATTTCAATGCACTGAAGAACAAGGTCGATGTCGTTGGTGTCGCATATGTTGATCGCGACATCGATAAGGTAAAAACCGGCCGTAAGAATGTTGTCAATGGTAAAGAGGAAATTATCGGTAAGGTTAAGTCCGAGCGTCGTGTGATTTGCTTCCGCGATGACAACTTCTCTGTGGACTCCAAGAGTCGTTTCGCTGATATTGTTGATCGTATTCCTCTGGACGCAGATGAGTTCATCAAAGCTCTGACCGATGCAATCAAGGCAGAACACGATAAGGGCGGTCGTTCTTATGAAGCAGATCTGAAGAAGCAGGCAGCAGAGAAGAAGAAGGTTGAGTCGGTACAGGCCGAGCGTGTAAAGCAGTATGTCGGAGCAGTTCAGGATGAAGAGGATGAACAGTATCGCGCCGAGTGGATTAGTGCAATTCAGAATAACTATAAGAGCGCATCTGATGATGTAAAAGCGAAGGTTACTGAAGTGCGTAACAACATCGGTAAGAAGTTCTCAGATCCGGAGTTCCCGATTGCAGAACTGAAGAAAGTTTATTCTTTAGTCGTATAAACATAACTTAAATATATAAACAGCAGGGTGGGTTGGTGGGAATTTATTATGAGGAGTAAATATGGCTAAGCCGGTAATGGTTACATGTATGGCCACAGGCGTCAAAGGCCCAAGAGATCAATATTATAAAGCGCCTAACAAACGGTATTTTCAGTCTGAAGCGGTTTATCAAGCGTGGCTGGCTGGTCGTAGAAAAGAAAAAGCTCTGAAGAACAAGCCGAAACATTATGACAAGCCGGGCAGAACTCCTGAATCGTACAAGAAACTCTGTGATACCATTGCAGATTTCCTTGGTTATGAGCGAGGTGGAGCACAGCCGATGCCGACGATTGTGTTTCGACGACTAAAAGAACTTGATTTTTACTCAGACGAAATTATTCAGCAAACATTGGATGAAAGCGCAGATGCAGTTCAGTGGGCGATGCAGAATAAAAACTTCGAAGATGATGCTGGCGCGGCGAGTTATTTGATGGCAATTGTTCGCAATAAAATCAAAGGCGTATATGATCGCGAGAAAAACAAAACAAGGAAGACCGCAAGAGAAGATTCTAGACCGGATCTCGATACAATGGTTGACCTGTCAAATATTGGAACAGTACATAAAGG